TATATAATCCGCCCATCTTCAGGAGCGCGAACCCCTCCATGTACCAAACGCTGATTGACTTCGATGTCCCGATGGCGGACTACACCCCAACTTTCGAGTCCCTCGAACAGCGGGTAGCTGCTGCACTGTCAACACTGGTAGAGACAGACTCCCTGCCAACACCTGATGCCATCACCGAGCTGGACCAAATGGTCTCCCGGTCGACATTTCTGGGTGAGCGCAACATTTCTGACGATGAATTGGCCTATCCGGGGGTGGTCGCCCACCTCGGAGCGCTCCTGAACGAGTACGACAAGACCATTGTGCAGTCTGCAGGGCAGCTGCGGACCTACATTACCAACCGATTGCTGGTGGAATCGGACAACAAAGACGCTCGAATCCGGATGAAGGCCCTCGAAATGCTGGGCAAGATCAGCGATGTGGGCTTGTTCACCGACAAAACCGAGATCACGATGCGCCACCGGCCGACAGAAGAGCTCGAACAGATGCTGCGCGAGCGTTTGACCCGGGTTATCGAGGCAGAAGTCGTCCCAGATATCCCCACGCCACCCCCTGCTGAACCCACTACGGACGAATAAGCGTGGAATTGACCTCGGCGCTCATCAACAGGCTCGTGAAAAACATGCCGCACAACGAGGCGGCAGAGATTTTGGCCATGATGGACGAAATCGACGAGCGAAAAGCGGTTCAGGCAGCCCAAAATGACTTTTTGGCGTTCATTGCGGCCATTGACCGGAGCTATAAGTTCGGCGCGCACCTCAAAAGGCTCGGTTCCCTGCTGATGGACGTGGAGGATGACCTCAAAGACCGGATTGCCGTGAGCATGGCACCGCGTATGGGCAAGTCCCAGATGATTTCGATCTACTACCCGGCGTGGTATCTCGGCAGGCACCCCGATCACAAGGTGATTGTGGCCTCACACACTGCAGATTTGGCCGTGGTCATGGCGCGTAAGGTGCGTAACCTGATCCAGTCGCCGGAGTACGCACGAATTTTCCCCAATACACGGATTGCGTCAGACGCCAAGGCGGCTGCCCAGTGGAACACCACCCAAGGGGGTGAGTATTTTGCGATCGGTGTGGGCGGCGCGCTGGCCGGACGGGGTGCACACCTCATCATTGCAGACGATCCGCTGTCCGAGCAGGACATCAAGGCGGGCAACACCACATCCCTCGACACAACGTACGAATGGTTCAGTGCCGGTCTGCGAACTCGTCTGATGCCGGGCGGGAAAATCTGCGTGCTGCACACACGCTGGCACCAGCGGGACCTGATTGGGCGGCTCTTGAAAGACAGTGCCGTGAACGAGGGCGGGGATAAGTACGAGGCGTTTGAGTTCCCAGCCATACTGTATGAAGGTACAGAGAACGAGAAGTCGATCTGGCCAGAGCAGTGGAGCCTTGAGGCGTTGCAGAAAACCCGGGCGTCCATGCACCACATCATGTGGCAGTGGTATGCGCAGTACCAGCAGAACCCGACGGCCAGCGAAGCGGCCATCATCAAACGGGAATGGATCAGGCGCTGGGAGAAAGACACGCCCCCACCCTGCGATTTCATTGTGCAGGCATACGACACGGCCCTCACAACCAAGCAGCGCTCAGACTATTCTGTGTGCCATACGTGGGGTGTGTGGACAAACGAGGAGGACAACTCCACGAACGTCATCCTGCTCAACAAGGTCAAGGGCAAGTACGAGTTCCCCGAGCTCAAGGCCATGGCCCACGAGCAGTACGAAGAGTGGGAGCCCGACAGTGTGATCGTGGAGGCCAAGGCCAGCGGCCAGCCGCTGATCGACGAGATGCGGCGCTCAGGCATATTCGTGCAGGACTTCAGCCCGGGTAAGGGCCAAGACAAGATTTCGCGGATGAACGCGGTCACGGACATGTTTGCCTCCGGGCACGTATGGTTCCCCGAAAACCAGTGGGCATCCGAGACGGTGGAGGAGATTTTGGCGTTCCCGGCGGGCGAGCACGACGACGAGGTGGATGCCATGACGCTGGCCATGATGCGTATCCGCAAAGGTGGCCTGTTGCGCCTGTCCACCGACAAGGAAGATAATGAGGTCTTCATGAGGTCCCGTCGTGGGGCGGCGTATTACTAAGGATTTGATATGAACATGGTTCCCGGTATTGGCGGTGCCCCTACGGGCTTGGACCTCGACGGTATCGCACTGGACGACACTCCGGCGATTGAGATCGAGATTGAGAACCCCGACGACGTGAAAATCGGCGTGGGCGGCTTGGAGATCGACTTGATGCCCGAGGCCGAAACCCCGGAAGACATCCCGTTCGATGCCAACCTTGCGGACTTCATGGACGAGGGCGAGCTGCAGAAGATCGCGGGCGACATCGTGGCGTTGGTTGAGGCCGACATCACGTCACGCAAAGACTGGGTAGAGACCTACGTCAAGGGCTTGGAAGTGCTGGGCATGCGCTACGAAGAGCGCACCGAGCCGTGGGACGGCGCTTGTGGTGTGTTCAGCACCCTGCTGACCGAGGCGGCTGTCCGGTTCCAGAGCGAGACGATCATCGAGACGTTCCCGGCCGCTGGCCCAGTCAAGACAGAGATCGTGGGCGCGATCGACCGCCTGAAGGAAGAAGCTGCGGAGCGCGTGCGCGACGACATGAATTGGCGCTTGACCGAGCAGATGCCGGAGTACCGCACCGAGCACGAACGCATGCTGTTCAATCTGGGCTTGGCCGGTTGCGCGTTCAAAAAGGTCTACTTCGACACTGGCAAGAACCGTCAGGTGGCCATGTTTATCCCGGCAGAAGATGTGATCCTGCCGTGGGGCTGCAGCGGCGTGCGTGACGCAGAGCGCGCGACCCATGTGCTGCGCAAGAGCGAGAACGACTTGAAGCGCCTGCAGGTCAGTGGCTTCTACCGCGACGTGGACTTGGGCGAGCCCGTGACGTTCTTCTCCGACATCGAGAAGAAAAAGGCCGAAGACCAAGGGTATACCCTGACGGAAGACAACCGCTACCAGTTGTTTGAGTCGCAGATCGAGTATGACCTGCCCGGGTTTGAGAACGAAGACGGTCTGGCCCTGCCGTACATCATCACCATCGACCGTGGCACAAACAAAGTGCTGGCCATCTACCGTAACTGGGAAGAAGGCACCAAGACGCACATAAAGCGCGATCACTTCGTACAGTACGACTACATCACAGGGTTTGGCGCGTACGGCATCGGCTATATCCACCTGATCGGTGGCTACGCCCGGGCGGGCACGTCGATCATCCGCCAGTTGGTGGACGCAGGCACGCTCTCCAACCTGCCCGGCGGGCTGAAGTCCCGTGGGCTGCGGATCAAGGGCGACGACACCCCGATCGCTCCGGGTGAGTTCCGCGACGTGGACGTGACCAGCGGCACCGTGCGTGACAACATCATGCCCCTGCCCTACAAAGAGCCAAGCCAAGTGCTGGCCGGGCTGCTGGAGAAAATCACCATGGAGGCCCGCCGTCTGGGCTCGATCGCCGACATGCAGGTCAGCGATATGGGTGCGAATGCTCCGGTGGGTACCACGCTGGCCCTGTTGGAGCGCCAGCTCAAGACCATGTCCGGCGTTCAGGCGCGTGTGCACTACTCGATGAAGCAGGAGTTCAAGCTCCTCAAGGGCATCATCCGCGACCACGCCCCAGATGCGTATTCGTTCGAGCCCGTCTCCGGCAGCCGCATGGCGCTCAAGAAGGACTACGACATGGTGGACGTGATCCCCGTGTCGGACCCCAACAGCTCCACGATGGCCCAACGGATCATGCAGTACCAAGCTGTGATCCAGCTCAGCCAAGGCGCGCCTCAGATTTATGACCTGCCCCAGCTGCACCGCCAGATGATCGAGGTGCTGGGCATCAAGAACGCTGACAAGCTCGTGCCCATCGACGACGACATGAAGCCCCGCGACCCCGTCAGCGAGAACATGGACATCCTGAACATGAAGCCGGTCAAGGCGTTCCAGTACCAAGACCACGCCGCTCACATTCAGGTGCACATGGCCGCGACCCAAGACCCCGAGATGATGAAGCTGGTCGGCCAGAACCCACAGGCCCAAGCCATGATGTCCGCCATGATGGCCCACATCGCTGAGCACACCGCCTACGCCTACCGCCAACGCATCGAGCAGCAGATGGGCGTGACCCTCCCACCCGAGGGCGAGAAACTGCCTCCACAAGTGGAGCTGGCGCTGTCGTCCATGATGGCCCAAGCCGCGCAGCAAGTGCTGGCCCAGAACCAAGCCAAAGCCGCCCAAGAGCAAGCCCAGCAGATGCAGCAGGACCCTGTTGTGCAGATGCAACAGCAGGAGTTGCAGATCAAGGCCAAGGAGCTGAAGCTCAAAGAGAAGAAGCTCGCCATCGACGCCGCTACCAAGGCAGACGAGCTGGAGCTCAAAGAGAAGCAAATGCAGATCGACGCTGCGTTTAAAGCAGATCAGCTCGACGCCCAGCAAGAGCGTGAAGGCATGCGCATGGGCATCGACATCGCCAAAACCAAGGGCCAACCGGCCAAGAAAGGTGAGTGATGGACACCCAAGTACTTGACTACCTGCGGGGCAAGCTGCAGGAGGAATTGGAATCTGTAGAAGAGAGTTTGGCGCAAGGCGTAGCGAAAGACTACGCTGAGTACCAGAACCTGTGCGGCGTTATCCGGGGTCTGTTGACCGCACAGCGCGAAATAAACGACCTCTTGCGACGAGTAAAGGAACACGATGACTCAATTTGACACGCAGGCAGTCGACCTGTCGGGCATCCTCAACAAATCTGCTGAGGAGAAAGCCCGCCAGATTCCCGACCCTGCGACCTACCACCTCCTGTGCGTTCTCCCGGAGATTGACGAAGAATACGAAAGCGGGCTGATTAAAGCTGGCCAGACGATGCACTTTGAAGAAGTGTTGTCGCCCGTATTGTTTGTCGTGAAAGTCGGGCCGGACGCTTACAAAGATGAAAAGCGCTTCCCCGGTGGCCCCAGCTGCAAGGTAGGTGACTTCGTCTTGGTGCGGCCGAACACCGGCACGCGCATCAAAATCCACGGAAAAGAGTTCCGCATCATCAATGACGACTCCGTGGAAGCTGTTGTCCAAGACCCACGCGGCATCACGCGTGCATAAGGAGCTGCACCATGACACTGGAACAAGTTGAGTTCGAGTTTCCTGACGAAAAGGAAGCCAAGGCAAACGCCCGCAAGGGCGGCTCTGTCGTAGAGGTCGAAGATCAGATTGAGGTCGTTGAGGCCGACAAGCCCGAGATCGAAGTCGTTGACGACACCCCGGAGAAAGATCGCGGCCGTGAGCCGATGAAAACTCCGCCACCCGAGAGCCTGTCAGACGATGAGCTTGAGAAGTACGACTTGAGCGTGCGCTCACGGATCAAGCAGGTTCAGAAGGGCTACCACGAGGAGCGCCGGGCCAAAGAGGCTGCCCAGCGTGAGCGTGAAGAGGCTCTGCGTCTGGCCCAGCAGCTGGTCGAAGAGAACAAAAAGCTCAAGGGCACGCTCTCCGAAGGCCAATCGGCGTTCATTGAGCAGGCCAAACTGGTCGCTGCAAACGACATCGAAAAAGCCCGTAGCGCCTACAAAGCTGCCTACGAGGCCGGTGATTCGGATGCACTGGTGGCCGCCCAAGAAGAACTGACCGCCGCAAAGCTCAAAGCCGAGCGTGTAAATAGTTTCAGGCCTACCCCTTTACAGGAGGCAGAAACTGCGGTACAACCCACTCCACAACCTCAATCGGTTGAGCTGGACCCAAAACTGCGCGCGTGGCAAGACCGCAATCCGTGGTGGGGCAGCAACAAACGGATGACAGCCTACGCCCTTGGCTTTCATCAGGAACTGGTTGAGAATGGAACAACCGCTGGAAGTGACGATTACTACAAAGCGATCGACACAGAAATGCGGGCTCGCTTCCCCGATGTATTCGAGTCCGGGAAGAGTGAGAGAACCGAGGACGCGCCTACTCCTCCAAAAAAGTCGAACATCGTCGCACCTGCGACTCGCAGCACAGCGCCTAAAAAGATCGTGCTGACAAGAACACAGGTCGAACTCGCCAAGCGGCTTGGGGTTCCTTTGGAACTTTATGCACGTAAGGTAGCGGAAGAAATGAGGAAATGAAAATGAGTGAACAACTGGACAACCGCGCTCCGCGCGCCCTGAAAACTCGTGATGCCGCCGAGCGTCCCAAACAGTGGATGCCGCCCCAGCTTCTGCCTGATCCGACACCGGAGCCGGGCTACGCGTTTCGCTGGATTCGGATCAGCACGATGAATCAGGCCGACCCTCGTAACGTTTCCGGCAAGCTCCGCGAAGGTTGGGAGCCTGTTAAGGCGTCTTCTCACCCGGAGATCAGGCTGTTTGGTGAAAACGATGCTCGTTTTCCTGACGCTGTGATCGTCGGCGGGTTGATGCTTTGCAAAACCCCTGCTGAGTTCGTCGACCAGCGAAATGCGTATTACGGTCAGCAGACCGAGGCGCAAATCCAGTCGGTGGATAGCAGCTTCATGCGCGAAGGTGATGCGCGGATGCCGCTCTTCAAAGAGCGTAAGTCCACGGTGACCTTCGGTAAAGGTATTTGACACTTTTTGGAGTTAACAAATGGCATATCCTACTGTCGATAAGCCGTATGGTTTCCAGCCGATCAACCGTATCGGTGGCAATCCCTACGCCGGGTCTACCCGTCTCGTTCCCGTTGATTCGGGCGCTGTGTTTGATGGCGATCTCGTTGAATTGCTGGCCTCCGGCAAATGCAAAGTGGTCGCTGATGGCACTGCAGCCCCTCAAGCTTTGGGTGTTTGCGTTGGTGGTCAATACACCAACAGCATGGGTCAAACCGTGCAAGCTCAGTACGTTCCTTCGGGCGCGACAAACGCTGTGGCCTACGTGGTCGATGACCCAACTGCTCTGTTCAAAGTTGCCGTCGTGTCTTCTGGCACTACCATCGCAACGTTGGGCCGCGCCGCTGTTGGTCAGAACACTTCCGTCGTGCTGAACTCTGGTAGCACAACTACCGGCAATTCCGCTCAGGCGATTGACGACACCACCAACACCACCAACACCTTGCCCATCCGTATCATTGACGTGGTTCCTGAGACCGCCACTGGTTCTGATGCTTTTGTGGAAATGATCGTCAAGATCAACACCCACTCGTACAACAATACCACTGGTATCTAAGGAGTAGACCATGGCAATTTCACGCGCACAACTGCTCAAGGAACTGCTCCCGGGTTTGAACGCTTTGTTCGGTCTGGAGTACGCTCGCTACGGCGAAGAGCACAAGGAAATCTACGAAACCGAAACTTCGGAGCGTAGCTTTGAAGAGGAAACCAAGCTGTCTGGCTTCTCCGCCGCTCCGGTGAAGAACGAAGGCGCTGCCATTGCATACGACAATGCGCAAGAAGCTTGGACCGCTCGTTACAACCACGAAACCATCGCCATGGGCTTCTCCATCACGGAAGAAGCAGTGGAAGACAACCTGTATGACAGCTTGTCCAGCCGCTACACCAAGGCTCTGGCCCGTGGTATGGCTTACACCAAGCAAGTCAAGGCTGCTTACGTCCTGAACCAAGGCTTCAACGCTGGCGTTACCTACGGTGACGGCGTGGCCCTGTTCTCGACCGCTCACCCTCTGGTCTCCGGTGGTGTGAACAGCAACCGTCCTTCGACCGCTGCCGACCTGAACGAAACATCGTTGGAAAACGCTGTGATTCAGATCGCTGGTTGGACCGATGAACGCGGCCTGCTGATCGCTGCCAAGCCCAAGAAGCTGATCGTGCCTCCAAGCCTGCAATTCGTTGCCACTCGTCTGTTGGAAACCGAACTCCGCGTCGGTACCGCTGACAACGACATCAACGCGTTGAAGAACAACGGCTCGATCCCCGATGGTTACACGATCAACCACTGGTTGACCGACACCAACGCTTGGTTCCTGACCACAGACGTGCCTAACGGTCTGAAGCACTTCGTGCGTACACCCCTGCAAAATTCCATGGATGGGGACTTTGATACAGGGAACGTTCGTTACAAGGCCCGTGAGCGTTACAGCTTCGGCGTCTCTGACCCACTGGGCGTCTACGGTTCTCCCGGCGCTTAATCACTTCGGTGAAAAAATGGAGAGGGGCCCTTGTGGCCCCTTTTCTTTTGGGTTATATTGCGTCCACGTCTGGGATTTACCCGCGCATCAAACTGACCCAGCAGACGACTTGCCGATTGATGCGCTGATCTCGCAAGTGAGGACACTGCAATGAGCAATACCACCTTCTCCGGCCCAGTTCGTTCCGAGAACGGCTTCCAGACCGTTTCCGTCAACTCCACCACTGGCGCTGTCACCGTCACCGGCACCATCGGCCCCGCTATCAGCGTGGACAGCGTGACCGTTTCGGCCTTCATTGACCTGCCCGCCATCGCTACTGCCGCTCTGCCCGCCGCTGCCGCTGGCAACGCTGGCCAAGTGCGCCTCATCAACGACAACGGCGCTGGCAACAACGAATTCTGCTTGGTCATCAGCACCGGCTCCGCTTGGGTCACCGCTGTTGGCGCAGCTCTGAGCTGATAGGAGCCCACCATGGGTATGCAAACCGATGTAATGGCCAAATCCTTGGCCGCATCGGGCTCCGTCTTTGGTGGCCGCACTCGCGTGCGCGGTGCCTTGGTCGAGCCCGGTACGGGCGCAGGTAGCGTCGTCTTCAAAGATGGCGGTGCCAGTGGCACTACGCTGTTCACTGTCAACACAGTGGCCAACGGCGAACCTTTCAGCGTTGTCATCCCGGCCAACGGCGTTCTGTTTGAGACAGATGCTTACGCTGTGCTGACCGACGCCAAAGTGACGGTGTTTTATGGCTAAGACTCCAGCATGGCAACGCAAAGAGGGCAAGTCCGAAAAGGGTGGCTTGAATGCCAAGGGACGAGCCTCGTACAACAAGGCGAACCCCGGCAAGCCCGGCCTGAAGGCTCCCCAGCCCGAGGGCGGCAAACGCCGCGACTCTTTTTGCGCCCGTATGGAGGGCATGAAAAAGAAGCTGACCAGCGAGAAGACGGCCAAAGACCCCAACTCGCGGATCAACAAGAGCCTGCGGGCTTGGAAGTGCTAAATCATGGATTTGCCAGTCTGGAATACCGTCCTGTCGTTTGCTTCGGCATTGCTTCTGTTCTGGGTAAAAATCTCCCATGACGAGGTCAAGCGCTTGTCCATCTTGCTGAGCAAGACTCGGGAAGAGCACTCCGACAAGTTCGTGACCAAGCAGGACATGCACAACGACATCAATCGAGTAATCACTCGGCTGGACCGGCTTGAAGGCAAGATCGACGACTTCATGAAGGAGCAGCGAAGTGCCATCAACTAGCAAAAAACAGCACAACTTCATGGCGGCCGTGGCCAAAAACCCGGCGTTTGCCAAGAAGGCCGGAGTCCCCCGCTCGGTGGGACAAGAGTTCCTTAACGCGGACAAGGGCCGCAAGTTCAAAGAAGGTGGCGAAATGAAACATTCAGACGTGAAAATGGATAAGGCCATGGTCAAGAAGGCCATCGGCAAACACGCGGCAATGCCCGCTTCTAAAGCCCACAAAGGCTTGAAGTCTGGCGGTCTGGCTGCCGGTCACAAAGCTGCTGATGGCGTTGCCTCCAAAGGTAAAACCAAAGGCAAGATGGTCAAGATGGCCTACGGCGGCAAAGCCTGCTAAGGAGTACACCATGAGCCCAGCAGAAAAAGAAGCCCGCCAGATGCTGGCGGACAAGAAAGCCCAAGACGCCGCGACCAAGGCGTACGACGCTGCCAGCACCACCCCACCCAAACCCGCTCCTGCAAGGAAGATGGCCAAGGGCGGCGTGACTCGTGCTGACGGCTGCGTGACCAAAGGTCACACCAAAGGCAAGATGGTGTAACCATGAGCGATACCCCGCGCATGCGATCTGCCAAAAAGATGTATGAGGACATGACGAACGCGCCTACGCGTCCAAGCGTCGGACATACGACCAAGGCGATGGACATGGCCGACAAGATGTTTGCACCGGCCAAGAAGGCTAAAGGCGGCGTAACTCGCGCTGATGGCTGTGCAATGCGCGGTAAAACCCGGGGGAAACTCGTATGATGCCCAGTCGCGGAATGGGGGCTGTAGCCCCCAGCAAGATGCCCAAAGGCGTGCGCAAAGCACGCCGAGATGACACCGATTTCACGCAGTACGCTGAAGGCGGCAAAGTCAATGCGGCTGGCAATTACACCAAGCCCGAGCTGCGCAAGCGGATCGTGAGCCAAGTCAAAGCTGCCGCAACGCAGGGCACTGGAGCAGGCCAGTGGTCAGCCCGCAAAGCTCAGCTTGTGGCCAAGAAGTACAAGGCCGCTGGCGGCGGGTACAGGGACTGACGTGAAAGCGCCCCAGAAATCCCTCAAAGACTGGGGCGACCAGAAATGGCGCACCAAGAGTGGCAAGCCGTCGTCCAAAACAGGTGAGCGTTATTTGCCGGAGAAGGCGATAAAATCGCTCAGCCCCGCAGAGTATGCGGCCACCACAAGAGCCAAACGTGCGGGTAAGGCGGCGGGCAAACAGTTTGTGGCCCAGCCCAAGACCATCGCCAAAAAGACAGCGAGCTTCAGATGACAACTTCCGGCACATCATCGTTCAACCTCGACCTGACGGAAATCGTTGAGGAAGCGTTCGAGCGCGTGGGCTCAGAGATGCGTACTGGTTACGACCTTCGCACGGCCCGTCGGTCGATGAACCTGATGTTTGCGGATTGGGCCAACCGTGGCCTGAACATGTTCACCTACGAGCAGGGCTCGATCCCGCTGGTGGCTGGCCAAGCAACGTACACCCTTCCTACCGACACCGTAGACCTGCTTGAGCACGTCATTCGCACGGGCGCGGGAAGCGCAGCCACACAGGCAGACCTGACCATCACGCGTATCAGTGTTTCTACCTATGCCACGATCCCCAACAAGCTGGAGCAAGCCCGTCCGATTCAGGTCTGGATTGAGCGCTTGAACACCCCAAGATTTACGGTCTGGCCTGTGCCGGACAACTCACAGCCCTACACGTTTGTGTACTGGCGCTTGCGCCGTATCCAAGACGCGGGCAACGGCGTCAACACCATGGACATGCCTTTCCGTTTCCTGCCCTGCATGGTGGCAGGTTTGGCGTATTATTTGGCCCTGAAGGTGCCCGGTGGCACAGAGCGCTTGCAAGTACTCAAGGCTCAGTACGACGAAGCGTGGCAGCTCGCCTCGGAAGAGGACCGCGAAAAAGCAGCTATCCGGTTTGTTCCACGTCGCCAGTATCTGGGAAGCGGGACCTAAATGGGCAACCGGTTCGCCAGTGCCAAGAATTCGATCGCCCAGTGCGATCGGTGCGGTTTTCGTTTCAAACTCACGGAGCTGCGCAAGCTGGTTGTAAAGACCAAGATCAACAACGTCTTGGTGTGCAACTCTTGCTGGGACCCAGATCACCCACAGCTGCAGCTTGGCATGTATCCTGTGGACGATCCGCAGGCGGTTCGCAATCCTCGTAGAGACACAACGTATGTGACGGCTGGCCCCAACGTGGCAGGCTTTCCAACAGGCGGTAGCAGGGACATCCAGTGGGGATGGAACCCAGTTGGCGGCTCAAAGTTCTTTGATGACGCGCTGACTCCGAACACCTTGGTATTGACTGGAGCAGTCGGCCAAGTGACAATCTCAACATCTTAAGGAGTTCATCATGGACGCAAAGAAAGCAGTTCGCAAGCACGAAGCCAACATGCACCCCGGTGCAAAACCCACGAAGCTCCGCGCTGGTGGCAAGACCAACAGCGACATGCTGAAAATGGGCCGTAACTTGGCCAAGGTCGCCAATCAAAAAGCCAAGGGGTAATCATGGCAACGTCCTCAAAAACCAAAGCCGCCCCTAAACAGGCGGTGCTGCCCAAGGTCAACGCCATGAAACACATGGGGGACACCGACGTGTCCGTGGCCAACAACCACAGCAACGAGTACCCGGGCACCAAGACCTCCGGCATCAAAATCCGTGGCACTGGCGCAGCCACAAAAGGCGTGATGGCTCGCGGCCCAATGGCCTGATACGAACATGAACTACACCGAGTTGCAAGCAGCGATCTGCGATTACACGCAGAACTTTGAGCAGGACTTTGTTGCGAACATCCCGTTGTTTGTGCAGCAGGCCGAGCAGCGCATCTTCAACACGGTGCAGTTTCCATCAATTCGCAAGAATGTGATGGGTGTAACGTCGACCAACAACAAGTACTTGTCGTGCCCCAACGACTTCTTGGCGGTGTATTCGCTGGCTGTGGTCGACGAAACCGGCAACTACGAGTTCTTGCTGAACAAGGATGTGAACTTCATCCGGCAGGCGTATCCAAATCCGAATGCTACGGCAATCCCCAAGTACTACGCGCTGTTTGGCCCCACCACATCCAATGACCCCAGCCCGGTTATTACGGACGAGCTGACGTTTATCCTCGGCCCAACCCCCAATGCGGTGTACAACGTCGAGCTGCACTATTACTACTACCCTGAGTCGATCTCTGTGGCCGCAGACGGCCGCACTTGGCTGGGGGACAACTTCGATACCGTGCTGCTGTACGGTTCGTTGGTTGAGGCCTACACTTTCATGAAGGGTGAGGCCGACATGATGGCGCTTTACGACGGCAAGTACAAAGAAGCGCTTGCGCTGGCCAAACGTCTGGGCGATGGTATGGAGCGTCAGGACGCTTACCGCTCTGGGCAGTACCGACAGGCGGTGACTTGATATGGCATTTGACCAAACCCTCACCACAAGCTTCAAGCAGGAAGTCCTGCTTGGGGTACACGACCTCGATACCGACACGCTCAAATTGGCGCTGTTTACGGCTGAGGCTGATCTGGGTGCGGCCACCACGGTGTATTCCACAGCCAACGAAGTTGTGGGCGCAGGGTATGTTGCTGGAGGCAATACGTTGACTGGCGTGACTGTGCTGGCTTCTGGCACGACGGCGTATGTTGACTTTGCGGATTCGACATGGAACCCTGCCGCGTTTACGGCCCGTGGGGCCCTAATTTACAATGCCAGCAAGGGCAACAAGTCGATTGCTGTGCTGGACTTCGGGTCTGATAAGACCGCAACTACTTCTTTCACCGTGCAGATGCCCGCGAACACCGCAACCTCTGCACTTATCCGTTTTGCATAAGGGGCGACCATGTTCAACGAAAAAGCAAATTCAGCCGACAGCGCAGCCGCTGGCTTGGTGGCCAAGACCGGTTTTGGTGAGACCGCCAAAGGCGGCGGTGTTTTCCACGTTCAGTGCTTCGACAAAGAGGGCAAGCTGAAGTGGGAAGACCAGATGCACAACCTCGTGGTTAACGAGGGCCTGCAAGACATGAACACCCAGTACTTTAAGGGCTCCACCTATACGGCGGCGTTCTACTTGGGTCTGGTGACTGGCCCCGGGGCCGGTACAACTTACGCCGCTGCGGATACGCTGGCTTCGCACGCCGGTTGGACTGAGTTCACCAATTACTCTGGTGCCCGCAAGGCTGTGACTTTCGGTACAGCCACCACCGCTGATCCTTCGGTTATCGGCAACGCGGCGGCTCCTTCTCAGTTTAGTATCACAGGCGGTGGCGGTACAGTGGCTGGCGCATTTTTGTGTACCGTGGCTTCTGGCACTTCGGGCGTACTCTTCTCCGAAGCGGACTTTCAGTCCCCCGGCGACCGCGTGGTCGTATCCGGCGACACCCTGAATGTGACCTACACGTTCAGCCTCGACGCAGCGTAATAGGCGGAGCCTGTGTTTGCAGGTAGCGCTTTTTCAGCAGCCCCTTTTGCAGCTACGGTTGGCGGGGCTGTATTTGATTCGGCCGTTTTAGAAGCGGCTGTCGCTACCGATTTCGAGTCCGCTGCGGTTGTTGATTTTGCCGCTGTAAAGTCCGCCACTGCTGTTGGCAGCGACACGATGAACGTCGCGGCATCTATTTTTAACGCAGCCGCGCAGGAAACAGCGCAGGGTTCCGATACATCGGCGGTACTTGTTGACTTTGCAACACTGATTGCAGAACTGTCTACTGGTACGGATACCGTTTCAGCGTTGGCGGACTTTGCCCCAGTTGTGTCGGAGCAGTCCACGGCGACAGACCAAGTTATTACGCTGGTAGATTTTGTGAGTAGTGCGGCTGATACAGCCTCTGCACGAGACGTGGTCGCGGCTTTGGCGCTGTTCAACGGAGCAATCTCCGAAACAGCCACGGGTAGCGACAGCGTCTTCCCCACAATCACATACAACGTGTTTATGGTTGAGACTGCTGCGGGCACGGAAACCGTAGCGGCACAAGCTGATTTGGCTTCTCTGATTGCAGAAACTTCCACAGCAGTAGATACCGCGCTGGTAGCGCCATCGACCTTTAACGCCCCGGTCAATGAGGCCGCAACGGCAGTTGATTCGATCTTGGCCTTTGCGGTGTTTTTTGCTACGATGGCAGACGGAGCCGTTGGGGTTGATCAGATCGCAGCGCGATTGCTCTGGGAGATAATCAACGATGCACAGACCGCAGATTGGGCTCAAGCGGGCGATGCACAAACTGCAGCGTGGGGGGTCCTTGGCACTGCGCAAAGCCCTAGTTGGGCGACAATCAACGATACGCAGGCTCCCGGATGGGGTACTGTTGATACGTCACAGCCAGCACCGTGGACTGTGATCAAGACGCAATCGTGAGAAATATATGGCACTAATTGTCAAAGACCGGGTAAAAGAAAGCTCCACGACGACCGGAACGGCCGATTTCGTGCTGGGCGGGGCCTCTACGGGGTTTCAGACTTTTGCCGTGATCGGCAATACCAACACCACGTATTACGCCGCAGTGGATCAGGCTACGGGGGACTGGGAAGTGGGTATTGGCACCTACTCCTCAACCGGCCCGACCCTAACCCGCGATACCGTGCTGGAGTCCAGCAACTCTGGCAGCAAAGTCAATTTTGCCGCAGGCACCAAAGATGTGTTCTGTACGTACCCCGCTGAGCGGTCCGTGTATTTGGATGCCGCCGGTTCGGCCGTAACCGTTTTGGACATCGGGACTTTGGGGGTCAGTACAGCCAACATCAGTACAGCCAACATCACATCCGGTACGGTGTCGACGACCCCGACCAATGGCAATGACATCACCAATAAGACCTATGTCGACACTCTCGTGGCGACCGGCATCCACTTTCACCAGCCCGTGCGCGTTGAGTCCCCCATCAACCTGAACGCCACGTACAACAACGGCACTGCCGGGGTTGGGGCAACACTGACAAACGCTGGCACCCAAGCTGCGCTGGTGATTGACGGTGTGACCGTAGCTACCAACGATCGCGTGCTGGTTTACCAGCAAACCACGCAGACTCAGAACGGCATCTACGTCGTTACAAACACTGGCTCTGGCTCGACCAACTGGGTTTTGACACGCGCATCTGATGCAGACACGTACGTCATTAACAGCGCCGCAGGGTTGGGCGAAGGTTCCACAGTCTTTGTTCAGCAGGGCGATACTGGCGCGGGTGAAACATACACTTGCAACACTTCCGGCACCATCACGTTTGGCACAACCAACATCACGTTTGCCCAGATTTCCTCCGCGCAGATTTATTCGGCTGGCACTGGCCTGACCCTGACTGGCACCCAGTTCAGCATCACGAACACCGGCACGGCTGGCACTTATGGCGGCGCAGGTACGGTTCCCGTCATCACGACTAACGCGCAAGGGCAGGTCATCTCTGTCGCCCCAACTGCCATCGCCATCGCGGCTGCAGCCGTCTCCGGCCTCGCGGCTTCGGCCACCACGGACACCACCAACGCCTCGAACATTTCCAGTGGTACGCTGCCTTCTGCGCGGCTTAACGGTTCGTACACTGGGGTCACTGGGGTCGGCACGCTGACAGCTGGCGCTTGGAACGCAAGCGCGATTGGCGCTACATTTGGTGGTACGGGTCTGACTTCCTACGTGCAGGGCGACCTGCTGTATGCCACGTCTTCTACGACTGTCGGTCGACTGGCCGATGTTGTGGCCGGTAACGCCCTGATCTCTGGCGGTGTGGGCGGTGACCCTGCTTGGGGCAAGATTGGCCTCCAGACCCATGTGGACGGCACCCTGCAGGTAACCAACGGCGGCACTGGTGCTACCACTCTGACAGGTTATGTGTTTGGAAACGGCACGGGGGCGATGACGGCCTCAACCAGCATCCCCAACTCAGCCACAACAGCAACCAGCGCAAATACCGCTTCGGCCATCGTCGCACGCGATGGGTCTGGCAACTTCTCCGCCGGTACGATCACCGCTAACTTGAGCGGGAATGCAACTACGGCTACTACCGCCAGCAGCACTTCGGGCAACGCTGCCACTGCGACAACCTTGCAGACAGCGCGAAACATTAACGAGGTTTCGTTTAACGGTTCCGCTAATATCACAATCCCCCGTGTTCGGGCGATTGACGACCGCACAGCAGCACCTGCGGATGGCAGTGCCGCATACGCCACTTTTGGATTCGGGTCGTGGAATAACAACAACACCAGCCCGTACGCCGACAACTGGATACTTCGCAGTTACACCGATTCATCCGGCGGCGCGGACAACATGGTCTCCTTCCGCAAGGACAGTCTTGGGATGCGGGTTTGGCAACAGACTTATGGGTCTGCCACTGCGTTCTCTACGTTTAAGGATGTGGCGTGGACTGACGGAACCAATGCGTCTGGCACTTGGGGCATCAACGTCACCGGTTCTGCTGGTAGTGCGGGTTCCGTTTCTACTTCGTCAGCGACGGGCATACAATCCAGCTACATAGCAAGCATTAACACCACAACCCCCGGGCTGGCGACTTACGGCATTGCTTTTTCGGGGTCTAGTGCTGCGGATAATGCGCAGGGCATTACGTGGGGCTGGTCAGGAACTGCTGCGCAGGCAGGCATTTACGTTCAGGCGTCTGGTGCTTACGGCACCAAGATGTATTTTGGAACAACGGATTCGTTTGCAACAGGGTCAAAGACCTCAATGTCGATTGACCATGTTGGCGTAGTTCAAATACCAAGAAACTATTTGCAGTCCGACTCATCTCTACGCGCACCGATCTTCTACGACAGCAACAACACCGGGTACTATTTAGACCCCAACTCCCACAGTTATTTAAACACTCTTGGGGTAAATGGCGGGGTAACTGTTCTTTTTAATAACCCGAATGACAGGGTTGACAACGCTCCTTGGTACGGCATTGGCGGGGCAGCAGGCAACATAGTTCAAGTTGCTGGGTATTATGGCCTTCGTATGCGTACTGCCTCCGCGATTCTTACTTTGGAAGGGGATTATGCGCAGATCAACGGCTCCTCCCGCGCCCCCATCTTCTACGACAGCAACAACACCGGCTACTACGTTGACCCCACAGCTGCTACTTCTGCTATTTTTGGGGGTTCAGTTGATGCGAGAACATATAACTACGCAGGGTTGTTGGTTAACGCCAGCGGTACAGGATCGGCTGGCTCATCAATTGCAATTCAGCAAGTGACCGCTGAAGGCTGGACTGGCCTCTTTGTAGATTACGAACCCAATGCAGGATGGGGTCTGTACCATGACAACCCAAACAACTACTTCTGTGTAACTGCTGAGAGCTCTACTGGAAATTTTCGCAGCTTCACTGTGCCAAGCCGTTATTCTGGAAACCGCACAGCGTACGAAAAAATTCGATTTGACCAGAACAATGGCGACATTATTTCCGGAAACATAATGTATGCGTATGGGTCAATGCGCTCGCCAATTTTTTACGATTACAACAACACGGGATTTTATGTAGACCCCGCGTCCACATCTAACTTAAACGCCGTAATATTTAATGACCAAGCAAGAATTATTGCCGGGCATGGCAATACCAGACTTCAGCTTTATTACAACCATGACGGAAACCCCAACAGTGGGGGCGCAGGGTATCTTACGCTTTGGGCGTCCGAGCCGGGGCTTTCATACCCCTATACCGGTATTGGCGGCAACATTAACATTGGTGGGCAGTATTACGGCAGGCAGAGTTCTGGCCAAACTTACGGCCTTTACTTGCGGTTTGAGACAGCCAGTGGGTTTAGTGAGTTTTGGTCTACTACAGGGGCTCCCGGAACTATTGGCGGACAAGGTACTCGTGTTGCGTACATCGACTCTGGTGGCAGCGCTGTTTTTAACGGCAACGTCACTGCGTACTCTGATGAGCGCTTGAAGAAAGACTGGTCTGCGCTGCCTGCCGACTTTGTTGAACGCCTTGCCACGACAAAAGCTGGCACATACACTCGTACGGACAACGAGGAACGCCAAGCGGGCTCCTCTGCGCAGGATTGGCAAAAGTTGCTGCCCGAAGTGGTTATGGAAAGCAACGACGACGATAAGACCCTGTCGCTGGCATACGGCAACGCCGCCCTTGTGTCGGCAGTTGAACTGGCAAAATACGTCACCGCGCTGGAGCAGCGCATTAAACAACTGGAAGCGAGGCTGTAAATGGCAATCACATACACATGGGCCGTCACCGGCATGAAGGTCACGACTGTCGGCACGGAGTCCGATTACGTTGTTCAAACTTACTGGACCAAAACCGGTACGGATGAAAACGGCAACACGGGCACGTTCAACGGCGCTACGCCGTTGGACCCCAATCCAGACCAGACAGACTTTGTACCCTACGACCAACTGACGCAGGCCATCGTGCTTGGTTGGATTCAACCGGTTGTGACAGGCAGCTACGAAGAGCACGTCAACGGCGTGATTGCAAAGCAAATTGCAGATAAGATTGACCCCGTGACGCAGCCCGACTTGCCTTGGGCGACCCCCACCCCAACCCCACCAACACCGTAAGGAGAACGCATGGAACCGAAAATCAACATTGGCGAAGTCACCATCACTGAGTACAATATCATCGTGAAACAACTGGCCGCTGGCCAGCTGGGTGAGTGCATTGACCTGTTTATGCGCCTGCGGGACATCGGCGTAAAAGCCCAGCAAGAACTGCAGGCCAAGCAGGAATCTAAAATCTTACCGCCTCCCGCTGCGTAAGCTAAGGAACAGACATGAGCACGTACTCCCCCAGTCTTCGGATTGAACTGATTACCACGGGCGATCAAGCCGGTACGTGGGGCGTCACAACCAACACCAACCTTGGAACGCTGATTGAGTCGGCTGTTGCCGGGTACACCTCGGTGTCGATCACATCTGCAAACCAAGCGCTCACTGCGCTTAACGGTGTTGCGGATCAGTCCCGCAACATGACGATTGCGCTGACGACGACCACGACCGCCGCATTCAACGTCTATGCGCCCCCGGCGGAAAAGACCTACGTCATCCAAAACGCCAGCGCGTATACCGCCACGATCTACAACTCCTCGGTTCTGGGCAACACGACCCCTGCCGGTACTGGCGTGGCCGTCCCTGCGGGACGGACGGTTACGATCTGGTCAGACGGCACCAACTTTGCGTTTCAGAACGACCACCTCAACAGATTGACGCTGGCTACCGCTTTGGCGGTCACCGATGGCGGCACTGGGTCTTCTACGGCTTCCGGGGCACGCACAAACCTCGGCCTTGGCACAATCGCTACCCAGAACTCCAACGCGGTCAGTATCACGGGCGGCTCCATCACCGGCATCACAGATTTGGCCATCGCTGACGGGGGCACTGGCGCATCCACCACTGCGGACGCTCGCACAAACTTGGACGTCCCCTCTCGTTCAGGCGGCGGTGCATCCGGTACATGGAGCATTAACGTCAGCGGCAACGCAGGCACAGCGACTGCCCCGGCATCGGGCGGCTCGTTCATCACCAGCAGCAATATTGGCAGTCAATCTGTTGCCTTCGCAACAAACGCTACGAACGCAACGAATTCCACATTTGCGTCCAACCCCGCATCTGGCGGCTCTTTCATAACGTCGTCTAACATTGGCGGGCAGTCCGTTGCATACGCCACAAATGCAGGCACTGCGGCAAGCGTTTCATCCATTGCTGACGCTCAAATTTGCAAAGCATGGGCGCGCATCGACATTAACGGCAACTTGGTTGCTGGTTACAACATATCGAGCACAAGTGGTACGGTTCCTTGCACAGTAAACTTGGCATCGGCTGTGGCTGATACCGCATACGCCCCCGTAATTTCGGGATTGGGTAGTTCCGCTTCCACCCGGTACGCGTGTATCGGCGCAATCAACTCAAGCTCGCAGTTCACTGTCTTCAACGGTTCTGCGCTGACCGGCCTGACGGGCGTTGCAATTTTTAGATAGGGCTTTATGTGATTAACTCTAATCGGAGGCCATCATGCCAGTAACGGTCAGAGGTGGGGACATCTTGTTCAATGATGGAACCACGCAGAGCACTGCCAACAGCACTGCGAAAGCTTGGGCCAACATAAACTCAAGTGGCGGCTTGGTCAACGGATATAACATTTCCAGCACAAGTGGCACAGCACCGTGTACGGTAAATTTGTCCATTTCTGTTCCCAGCTTTGCGCCAGTCATTGCTGGTCAAGGTGGTTCGGGTAGCAGCCGATATGCTTGTATTGGTGCGGTAAACTCAAGCTCACAGTTCACCATTTTTAACGGTGGCGCGTTAACCGCCATCACTGGCGTTGCAATCTTTGGATAAGGCCTTTATGACAACCAAGAAAATTATCTATTGGGACAACAGCGGTTCTGTTGTTGTGCTGAACCCCTACCCCCAGTTTTGCGGTTTGACCGTAGAGCAGATTGCGAAAAAAGACGTTCCGTTCGGGCTCCCGTACCGAATCGTGGAAGAGTCTGAACTGCCGACAGTCGCACAGTTTTCTTCTGCTTGGGAGATCGACCCCGGCACTACGCCGCAAGGCGTTGGGGAAGATTACGGCGTGGGGTCTACCAATGCTGTCGTTGGTTACGACGAAGCAGGCAATCCGGTACTCAGGAGCGAAGCATGATAAGCGTCAACTTTGAAAAACTGAAAGTGGCTGCCCACGAATTTCGCAGGCTCAAGAGAAGTGATGAGTTTGCTCCGCTTGATTACGCGATTGCCGCCCAACTACCAAACGCCAGTGCTACAGAAGCGGCGCGACAAGCCATCCGCGAAAAGTATGCAGTAATGCAGCAGCAGATTGATGCGGCAACAACGTACGCAGAAATCAAGACAATTCTTGAGCTGTAACGGGGCTAGGTACCTCACCCTGCGGTTGCTACCGCCTGTTACTGCGCGGCGTAATAAAAAACGGGAGCGAAATAATGCGGGTGAAAATAGCCATCGTAGTTGTAATTGTGTGGTGGCTTTTGATGGTCGCCCGAATGCTTGTGGGGTGAAGTATGCTGGTTGAGTTGGCGGCGGCAAATGCGGCTTTTGCAGTAATTAAAGAAGCGGTGCAGAACTCCGGCGACTTGATGAACGCAGGTCAAGCCGTCTTTCAGTACTTCAACAGTAAGGCAGCAATCCAGAAGAAGTACCAGAAAAAAGCCAAGGACGCAGGCAGAAGCGACATTGAAGAGTTCTTCGCTCTTGAGAAACTCAAGAAACAGGAAAACGAGCTGCGGGAGATGATGATCTACCAAGGCCGCGCCGGAATGTGGACCGACTGGCTGCAATTCCAAAAAGACGCCAAGAAAAAGCGCGACGCGGAAGAACGGGCCGAGCTGCGCAGGGCCGCAGCACGAAGGGCAAAACTGTGGATGGTTGCCATGTGGACTTCCATCGGTGTACTGTTTACCGCAATGATGGCCGTGGGAATATGGGTCGTGGAACAAATCAAAGGTCACAAGTGAAAGGAAATTAAATGCTGTCACTCATTTCAACCCTTGGGGGTCTGTTGATCTCCGGTCTCCCCAAGCTGCTGGAGTATTTTCAAAACAAGGCAGACCAAAAACACGAGTTGGCGCTGGCCCGCGTGCAGACTGAACGTGAATTGCAGTTGGCTGCTGCTGGCTTTGCCGCCCAAGCCCGTGTCGAGGAAATCCGCACTGAGCAAGTGGCAATGCAGACTCAAGCCCAGATGGCAGAAACAGAAGCCAAGATGACCGAGGCTGCGCTGGCTCATGATGCCAAGGTGCTAGAGAAGGCCAGCACATGGGTGTCCAGCTACGTGGGCACTGTTCGCCCCACCGTGACCTACATCTTTGTCATCGAGTTGGTGCTGATCAACGCTTTCATGGCTTGGTATCTGTTTGAGCACCCCGGTCTGGTTCGCAACATTGATGATGTGATTCTGTATTCCGACTTGATCTTCTCAAGCGACGAGATGGCCATGCTTGGCGGCATCATTGGTTTTTGGTTTGGTAGCCGTAACTGGGCCAAGAAATGAAACTGTCAAAGGCGGGTGAAGACTTGATGCACAAGTACGAGGGCTTTCGCTCTCGG